CCTAAAGGATGGGGACATGAAATTATATTCGAGAATAACGAGCTTTATTGTGGTAAGTTGTTAGTGTTCAAAAAAGGTTGTAACTTTAGCATGCATTATCACCTAATCAAAGATGAAACTTGGTATGTTCAAGAAGGCGAATTTTTATATCGTTGGGTTGATACTGAAACAGGTAAAGTTCATGAGCAACATTTGGTTGAAGGTGATAGTGTAAGACAATATCCTGGACAACCTCACCAAGTTAAAGCGTTGACTGATGGTACATTGTTTGAGGTTAGTACAGAACACTTTGATAGTGATAGCTACAGAGTATATAGAAAATGGTTAGATAATAAAGACGTATGAAAATAGGATTATGTGGTACGATGAGTGTGGGTAAAACCACACTTGTCAACGCTTTAAAGCTTTTACCTGAATTTAAGGATTATACAACTAGAACAGAACGTTCTAAAGAATTAATGGCAATGGGCATTCCATTGAACACTGATTCTACATTCTTGGGTCAAACGGTTTTTATGGCTGAGCGAGCAAGCGAATTATTAATCGATAACATTATTACAGACCGTACTATTATTGATGTAATGGCTTTTGCTCAAGCATCTAAATCAATGGATTGGCCTGATAAAGAAGCATTTTACGCTTACTCTATTCGTTTAATTAAAGGATACGATTATATTTTCTATGTTTCACCTGAAGGAGTAGGGATTGAAGATAATGGTATTAGAGAAACTAATGCTGACTATAGAGATGAGATTGATATTATCATTCGTCATATCTTAAGCCAACAACAACATCGCATCAAAAATTACGGTGTACTTGAGGGTAGTACTGAAGAACGCATTAAACAAATGCTAGAGGTGATTTCTCTGTAATATTTATAATAAAACAATATTATAATGAAACGTTCAGAATTAGCAGAATATATTAAAGAAACTATTGTAGATGTTCTTCAAGAAGCTACAATTGAAACTTCACCTGAAGATTTATCTAAAGTAAAACAGGCTGCAGATAAAGATGATGTTATCAAAGTAACTGAAGATGATGATGTAGAACCAACAGCTAAAGATATTAAAAAGGACGATTCAATATCTACTATTTCTCGTAAACTACAAGATACAACTAAAGAGATGAAAGCTGTAGTTAATAAATGGAAACAAGCTGAAGGCGAAGAAAAAGAACGCTTACTAGCTCGTTTAAAAGACTTAACTAAAATTAAAAAAGAACTTGAGGGATTACTTTAAAAATATCCAAACTTTACTAGTTGTAGTATTAGCAGCTCTATTGTTTTTACAACGAGGCTGCTCTTCTACATCTCCAGTAGAACCTGAGGTTATTACAGAAGTAGTAACTCAATGGGACACTATAAGGGTTGCTGAAAAAGAGTACGTACCAAAATACATTAGAAAAACTGTAGTAGAAATAGACACGTTTAGTGTTCCAATTGATACTATAAGTATTCTAAAAGATTACTATGCAAAATACTTTTACACAGATACTATTAAGATTGATACTCTTGGTACTATTATTGTAAATGATACGGTTACTCGTAACTTAATATTAATGCGAGATGTTCAATCCAACATATTCATCCCAACAACTACAATTACTAATACTACTTACCTCTACAAACGTGAATTATTTTGGGGCGTTGCGGTAGGTGGGATGATAAACCCCGTACAAAATGAATCACCAATAAATTATGTTAGCGGTGAATTAATGTACGTTAATAAAAAAAGAAATGTATACGGTTTTGGTTTAGGAGTAGATAAAGATTTCTTCCCAATAGTATCAGGCCGCCTATATTGGAAAATAGGTAAATAATGGCTGAACAAAATTTAAGAAAAATAATTCAATCTGAATATATTAAATGTGCTGCTAACCCAGCTCATTTTATGAAAAAATACTGTTATATTCAACACCCACAACGTGGGCGTATTCCATTTAATTTATATCCATTCCAAGAAAAAGTATTACAATTATTCCAGGAAAATCCTTATTCAGTCGTATTAAAATCTAGACAGTTAGGTATTTCAACTTTGGGTGCTGGTTACTCTTTATGGTTAATGTTATTTCATAAAGATAAAAACGTACTTTGTATTGCAACTAAACAAGAAACTGCAAAAAACATGGTTACGAAGGTTAAATTTATGTATGAAAATTTACCTTCATGGCTTAAAATAGATGCACCTGAAAATAATAAACTAACATTACGATTAAGTAATGGTTCACAAATCAAAGCAACATCAGCCTCAAGTGATGCTGGTAGATCAGAAGCCGTTTCTTTGCTATTAATTGATGAGGCAGCTTTTATTGATAATATTGGTGAAATTTGGGCCTCAGCTCAACAAACACTAGCTACTGGTGGTGGATGTATAGCATTATCAACCCCCTATGGTACAGGTAACTGGTTTCATCAAACATGGGTTAGAGCAGAAAATGGTGAAAATCAATTTTTACCTATTAAACTACCTTGGAATGTACACCCTGAACGTGATCAAACATGGAGGGATAGACAAGATGAATTATTAGGTGATCCTAGAATGGCAGCACAAGAATGTGACTGTGATTTCTCTACTTCAGGTGATATTGTATTTTACCCTGAGTATATTGAATTTTATGAAAAAACTTATATTAAAGACCCACTTGAAAAACGAGGCGCTGACCAGAACTTATGGATTTGGGAACCCGCTGATTATTCAAGATCCTACCTTGTGGTTGCTGATGTGGCTCGTGGAGACGGGAAGGATTATTCTGCGTTCCACGTTATTGACATTGAAACAAATACACAAGTAGCAGAATATAAGGGCCAAATTGGTACTAAAGAATATGGCCATTTACTAGTAGGTATAGCTACTGAATATAATGAAGCTTTACTTGTAGTTGAGAATGCCTCAATTGGTTGGTCTACTATCCAAACAGTAATAGATAGAGGATATACTAATCTTCACTACTCAACTAAAGGTGATTCCACAAGAGTAGATTCGTATTTTGACAAATACATGGATACGAGTAAAATGGTTCCTGGATTTAGTATGACTTCAAGAGTTAGACCAATGATAATTGGTAAATTCCAAGAGTATATCTCGGATCAAAGTGTAACAATACAATCAAGTAGATTAATAGAAGAAATGAAAGTGTTTATTTGGAAGAATGGTAGAGCAGAGGCACAACAAGGTTATAACGATGATTTGGTTATGGCATTTGGAATTGCTATGTTTATGCGTGATACTTCTTTTAAGTTTAGACAACAACATTTAGATATGAGTAAAGCTACTTTAAATTCTATTTCAACTGCTAAAACACCTTTTGTAGGAGGGTATAATAATAACCAAAATATCCAAAACCCATATGAAATAGATAATCCATATGGTGGAAAAGAAGACATTAGTTGGCTTCTTAGGTAATATTTATAATAATAAATACCAAAATATCCAAAACCCATATGAAATAGATAATCCATATGGTGGAAAAGAAGACATTAGTTGGATTCTTAGGTAATATTTATAATAATAAATTACATTATGGCTGATAAAGGCTTATTTAAAAGATTAGAAAGATTATTTGCTTCTGACGTAGTCATTAGAAATGTTGGTGGTAACCAACTTAAAGTAATCGATACAGACCATATTCAAACTTCTGGTGAATTTGCTACAAATTCCCTAATGGATAGATTTAAAGGCATCTACCAAAACCCAGCATCTACTTCATTATATGGCCAACAATTTAACCTTAATTATCAATATCTAAGAACTTATCTTTATTCAGATTATGATTTAATGGATACAGATGCTATTGTTGCTTCTGCTCTAGATATTATTTCTGATGAGTGTAGTTTAAAAAATGATATGGGTGAGGTATTACAAATAAAATCCTCGGATGAAGATATTCAAAAAATCCTATACAACTTATTTTACGATGTATTAAACATTGAGTTTAATCTTTGGTCTTGGACTCGTCAAATGTGTAAGTATGGTGATTTTTTCTTAAAACTAGAAATTTCTGAAAAATTTGGTGTATATAATGTCATTCCTTACTCAGCATACCATATTGAAAGAAAAGAAAATTTCGACCCAGAAAACCCATCTAAAGTAGTATTTACATACAACCCAGAAGGTATTTACGGTGGTTCTTCTTCTGGTTATTATACTACACCAAACAATAATTCTAATTCAAATACTATTGAATTTGATAATTACGAGATTGCTCACTTTAGATTATTATCTGATGTAAATTACCTTCCATACGGACGTTCTTACTTAGAACCAGGTCGTAAATTATTTAAACAATATTCACTAATGGAGGATGCTATGTTAATTCATAGAATTGTTCGTGCACCTGAAAAACGTATCTTCTATATTAATGTAGGTTCAATTCCACCAAATGAGGTAGAAAACTTTATGCAGAAAACAATTTCTACAATGAAGCGTACCCCATTTATGGATCAGAAAACAGGCGAGTACAATCTAAAATATAACATGCAAAATGTTATGGAAGATTTTTATATCCCAATTAGAGGTAATGATCAAGCAACAAAAATTGATACTACTAAAGGTTTAGAATATGCCGCAATTGAAGATGTTGAATACTTAAGAGAAAAATTATTTGCTGCTCTTAAAGTACCAAAAGCATTTATGGGGTATGATGAAAATCTATCAGGTAAAGCAACGTTAGCAGCTGAAGATATTCGTTTCGGTCGTACTATTGATCGTATTCAACGCATCTTAATCTCAGAATTATACAAAATTGCTCTCATTCACTTATATGCTCAAGGGTATAGAGACGAACAAATGACTAATTTTGAATTAGATTTAACTACCCCTTCAATTATCTACGATCAAGAAAAGATCGCATTAATGAAAGAAAAAGTAGATTTAGCTGCTCAAATGATGGAAAACAAAATGTTCCCAACAGATTGGATTTACGAACATGTATTCCACTTTAGTGAAGATCAGTATGAAGAATATAGAGACTTAATTGTACAGGATCAAAAACGTAGATTCCGTTTAGCTCAAATTGAGACTGAAGGTAATGATCCATTAACAACAGGTCGTTCATATGGTACACCACATGATTTAGCATCATTGTATGGTCAAGGTAGAATGGAAAGCGACCCAGCTAATGTGCCAGATGGGTATAATGAAAAAGAACCATTAGGTCGTCCTGAAGAAAAAGTATCTAATATCAATACCCAACAAAATGTCTTTGGTAAAGATCGTTTAGGTAAAAAAGAAATGAAAGTAGACGATCAACCTGGTTTAAGAGAAAATGCTAGATTAGCTTATTCTAAAAATAGTTCACTTTTAGAATCTCTAGGTAAACGTACAGAATCATTATTAGATGAAAGAAACATTAAAGAGTAATATCTCCTTATATATTTATAATAAATCCTAGTAGGAATGAACATTAAACATTCAAAGTATAAAAATACTGGTATCCTTTTCGAACTATTAGTTCGTCAAGTAACTGCTGACACCTTAAATGGTATAGAGTCTGCCGCTATTAAATTGATTCAAAAATATTTCGTTAAGTCCGAATTAGGAAAGGAATATAAATTATACGAGGCGTTAACTAAAACAACAACCCTTACTGAAAGTAAGGCTAATGTTTTAATTCAAACGTTGTTAGAATCTTCTAAAAAGTTAAACCGTAGAGCTCTTAAAAAAGAGAAATATAACTTAATTAATGAAATTAAAACTAGTTATAACTTAGAAGAATTCTTTAAAACAAAACTTCCACATTATAAAGTACATGCTGCTTATTATATGTTATCGGAAGTGCAAAATACTGAAGCTTTAGTAGATACTAATATTATTGTAAATAATAAAATGACTCTTCTAGAGCATCTTTCTACTTCAAATATTAATGGAGAAAAAGTTGAAGCCGAAGTATTAAGAGAATTCCAATCATACGATAAAGATACTCGTATGCTTACCTATAGAATCCTAATGGAAAAATTCAATGGTAAGTATGATGGGCTACACGCTAGTCAAAAAGAGGTATTAAGACAATACGTTAATTCAGTTGACTCTACCCCAGTATTAAGAGAATTTTATAATACTGAAGTAGGTAAAATTAAATCTCAATTAACTGAATTATTATCTGAAATTACTGATAAAGCAGTTCAAATTAAAATTAATGAAGTAAACAATCTAATTGAAACATTAGATAAAACTTCAAATGTAACATCTGATAATATTGTAAATATTCTTCAATACTTAGAATTAGTAGAAGAATTAAAAACAGCACATGGCTAAAATTGGCGATACTGAAGTAAAAGGTGGTATACAAACTACTGTAACTAATATTGACCCGGAAACAGGCCAAATCAGTTGGGACGTTGAATATTCAGCTGATTATCAAAAATTATTCAAGGATATTACTGATCTGATGAAAACAGCTAAAGAGGTAGCTGATATAACAGGTGAAGCTTTTTTCAAAGACCATTATTTAGATATTAGAAAACGTAGAAATGAGTTAAGAACTTATTTACGTAATAATAAGGCTAAAGAATATGCTCGTATTAAAGGGTTAGATGAAATGAGTGGTACTGGAGGCGGTGGTGCTTCTTTTAGTGTAGGTACAGGAGCACAATACGCTACTCCAAAAGCATTTAAAAAGAAAAAAGATATTAAAGAATCAAACCCAGGCTCTACTTTAGGTTTAGGTCCTAAAGCAACAGATAAAGGGGTTAAAGATAATTATTACGTAAAAGGATTTAAATATAAATTAGTTGATCCTAAAAAATTAGCGAAAAATTCAAAAGCTATAGATACTAAATATTTATGGGCACCCGATACATTCGTTAAAGAATAATAATATGTATAAGTATAAACTAAATTTAAATGAGCGAGATGAAAAACGAGCTCAATTTCAAGAAAAACGTATTGCTG